CTGGAAGCACATGGCGGTGAGGAGATTACCAGTATCGCATTGGGACGTGTACCGATTGAGAAGGCCATCAACTTGGCTATGGAAGTACTGTCAGGCGGTCAGTTTAAGGAATCTGCCGTTGAACAAGGCTATGACAACTACTTTCACCTGTTTCTTGTGTTAAACGACAAGTATCGCTTAGAGAAGAACCAGAACGTCAACGTCATCTATCCTTACAGTCGGGTACCTAAAGAAGAGCGCTATGATGTATCCTTGAGTGGTCTGAAGGGTAAGACTATTGCGGAGTTTATAGAGAATGGTGTTGAGCGTATGGGTAAGAACGATTACTGGCAGAACTATGATGGCTTAGTGATGAACTGCCAGAACTGGGTCTCACAGAATCTGAAGGCGAATGGAGTGGATTCGGCTGGTGCTGAGGACTTTTACTATCAGAACACCGACCGCTTACAACGAGTCATCAAACCAGCTGTGAAGGAGCAGGTCAAGGAGGTCACTAACTTGGCCAGTGCAGTGGACAAGTTTCTGAGCTGGATAAGTGGTGGTGCCTGGGGTCTTAAGAAGGGAGGCATCGTGGGTCGCGGTGGGGTCATCATGAACCGTGGTCGACGGGTTGGCCAAATGTGACCAATCAGAAGTTTGTAATGATGACCTCTGAGCCAGTATGTGGCGTAGGTATCATGTACCTTACCTTTACTGATGTAATGTTGTAGCCTCTGAACAGGTCACGTATATGCTTACCATCATTGAAGGTAAGAATGAACTTGCCCTTGATACGGTCTAACAGTGACTTTAGATGATTGATGTCAAACGTACTATGTGCGTAATGTGCAGTACGCTTTGACTCTTCATAAGGCGGGTCAAGATAGAACAGGGTGTTAGGACTATCATACTTACGCAGCACTGCCTCATAGTCCTGATTCAAGATGACTACATCTTTCAGTCGCTGACTATAGTCTCTCATTATCAAACCATTACTACCCCTATCAGGGGCATAAGAACCACGACCAGCCGCAAAAGAGAACTTACTCAGTATCCATTCTTTCATGAACTTCTCCTTAGCTGTCTTAGGGGTCTTACGCTTCCACTCATCAAAGCTCTGTTTTGATATCTTGTACTTACCCTGTAAGTCGTGTGAAAACTCCTTCAATCCCTTGTGGATAGTGATGATGTTGCTATCCTTGTCGTTGATGACCTCCTTATCTGATGGATTCTTAGCATAGAACACATGTCCAGCACCCACAAATGGCTCTACATAGGTCATCTTCTCATAGTCATTAGGGAACATACCAACAAGCCGTTTCTTCAACAGCCTCTTACCACCTATACGCCCTATAGGAGCATTCATTCTATAGGGCGGAGAGATACAAATCACGCCATGCAATGGCCGCTTCCTGACTGTCAAAGGACTTGCGAGTAGTCTCCCTATTCTGCATGAAAGACACCACAAACTTGTTGCCAGTATGCGCTATGTTATGTAAACCATCGGTCTTTGAGTGGAACCTGCACCGATTGCGGTTGTTTTCACTGGTATCGCACCATCGCAGATTCAGTGCCTTGTTATCTGACTTGTTACGATTGATGTGGTCAACTATCAACTTACCATCTATCATTGGTACAAAGGCTTTCGCAACGACTCTATGTACCATGTAACAGGACGTGCGACCGTCCCTGGTGATGTGACATGTCTTGTATCCATTGGTATCACGCTGTTTCAGGATTCTGCCTGTTTCTGTATTACGAATCTCACCATCATCACTCACTTCATATCTATTGTCCTCTATCATTGGTAACCACATGCGAGTGTCCTACTTGTCCAGTGGATTATGTGCGGTGTTAGTAACACAGTGATGTCACTGAATGGAGTGAGCAACACAGTCTTCCCTAACACACTGAATGGATTAGACTCTTTGGATGTAACTAACATTACGATTGACGGGCAAAGCTTAGCATCTCTCTTTGTGCCTTACACAGGTGCGCAGTCCAACGTAGACCTCAATGCAAAGTCCCTTACCGGAGTGAATAGCATCTCAGCCTCTGCAGTAACAGCATCAGGATTGGTACAAGGGCAGAATGTAACTGCTACTGCACTCACTACCACTAACACAATCAGAATCAACTCAGTCCCTGCTGGTACAACTGCTAAGTACCTCGCAACGAATGCAACTGGTGATGTGATAGAGGCAGACATCACAACTAAGTATGTGCCTTACACTGGTGCTACATCACATGTCAATCTGAATGCTAAGAACCTCAGCAATGTGCTGACCTACTCAGGTACAAACGTGCAAGTATCGTCAACAGAAACAACGTCGCTATTGGCTACTGGTACTACACAGGTCAACACACTACGTATCACAAACGTGCAAGTAGGGACACAACAACAACTACTCGCAGTGGATTCGGTGGGTAATGTAATCAATGGTACAATACCAGTACCCACTACGATTGATGTCACGGTGATACCATCACCAAGCACCTACTACCCTATATGGGTTAATGGCACTTCAGGAGGCAATAGGACGCTGTATAGTGACAACGGGTTTCAGGCACTCTCCTATGATACAGGGGCAAAGACACTATCAACCTATCAACTTAAGCTACTGAATGTACCAGCGGGTACTCAGACATCCATCCTTGCGGTTGATTCGGCTGGTAATGTGATTCAAGGGACAGCTCCACCACCAACTCAGCTACTGACTACCGCAATACCAGCAGGTAGCATATCATACTGGCCTACTTTGATATCAGACCGAGCAACTGGTAACAAGTCCTACTTCAATGAGAACTCTGCAAACACCAGTAACATGTACTTTCAAGCACCAACCTTAACCTCTGGACTTGGGACGTGGAACATACCACAACTGGTAATCAACAGTGCAATCACCTTGTTTAATGCGAGGTTTTCTGTAACTCCAACTGTGACCCCTATTGGAAGCGTTAGCTATGCGATTGGTCTTAATGCTACCAATGATGTGGTAGCCTATGTACCCTCTAATCAAGTAGCAGTAACTGCTACAATTGTCAATGCAGACTTCAATCTGCTGTTTACAGCCACTTCCACAACAGACCCTAACATCACTGTCAACATTGACAGTGGAACGAATCTCAAGTACAATCCAGCCACTGATAGGCTTACCGTGCCTAACCTCACTGTAGGGACTGCAGCCACTATCAATGATGCGAATCTGACAGGTGTCCCAGTAGCACCAACCGCAGCACCAGGGACTAACACGACTCAGTTGGCCACTTGTGCCTTTGTGATAGCCAACTCAGGCAGTGGCTTCTTACCACTCACTGGCGGTACGATGTCAGGGTCTATCACCTATGCTAACACAGTAGCAACACCTATTACGCTATCAAGTGCCAATCTAACTGCTTACACGTACTCCATCCGTGACAGCTTCTGGACTCTCCCTATGTTGGAGTTTACTACAAAGACACTGTCTACCTTTGGGTCAATAAGCTTTGGTGTCCCTATAGTGATTACTAACACCAGCTCTACAAACTTGATGTCTCTACCTTACAGTGCATCTACTGCGTATAGCAAGTCCATATCAAACACTGGTGGTGACCTCTTCATCACGTTTACAGGCAGGACATCATCTTCTTCTGGCTCAGCCATCTTTGGTAACAGTGTACCAGTCTCAATCAACGATACCTTGTCAATGAACCCTGCTTCTGCTGGTATCTTGTGTAACACCTACAAAAACATCAGCAACGCTACCTTGCAGATACAGGGATTCTGGTCAGGAGCGAACTCGGGGATTCGCTTTGATGCGAACTCTACCAACAACTCAGCAGCACCTGCGTTGTACGCTAACATTAACAGTGGAGGTACAACGTTTTACAATGGTAATACCACACAGCAAGAGCGGTTAACAATCATCAATGACCGTGTCAAGGTAAGCTTTGTTGAACTTGCGGTTAGCTCACAAACATATGGACAAGTCCGTATGATATCAAGTGAAACTGGGTACGGAACGTTTTGGCGTAATGATAACGCTGACTTCTATCTTCTCATTACAGCCAACGGAGACCCTTATGGAGTATGGAACTCATTGCGACCGTTTTACATCAATCTTGCATCAGGGAGACTGTACTCTAACCAAGGACAGTCCTTCAGAGGTGCGACGGATACCGACACTATAACATTTAGTAGCTCAGGGCGAGGTCTAACCACCGCAGACGGAGCCACGTATGGTAACGTTTCATTGTTTGGTACTGGTATTAGCGGGTGGACTGGTTACGATTTGGGCAAACGCTGGACGTTGATGTATTCGGGGGATGAGGTTGGTTTTCACGATAGAAACTCTACATGGCAATGGCGCTGTATCAACAACACGTACTATCTGACTTGTCCTACTATTGTGTATCAACAGACCCCACAGCAAACATACCAACCCTACCAAGTCCTTATAGGGTCAAACGGCAACCCTCTTCAGTGGGGTGTCATCTACTCAGCATACTATCAAAACAACACTGTAGCGTGGGGAAGTGGGGTACTGGTCTCAACCTTCACTAAAGCCTCTGCTACATCTGTTTTACGCTGCAGTGGGGCAGTATCATACTATGTTGCAGGTGGTGGAATGTACCAAACTACTGTTAACTTTTATAACTTTGATATTAATGTTGCCTACATCGTTACCTTAAACCAATTCACCAACAACGCCTCAAATCACGTATCATTCCCTATCATGGCACAACGTACTGGACTACCTACTGGAAGTTATGGGATTTATGTCGGCTGTAACGGCATAACAGATGGGAACGACCATGTGTACCTCTTGAGTGAAATCTGCTTTGGTTAATGTGGTACATTAGTAGCATGGAAGAACCAAAGGTAACAAAGCCGACTGAGGTCAAGTGTGACTTTGATTGGGAAGAGCATGAGCGACGGTACCCGAAGCACCAACAGTCCTGCAAAGAGGTTAAGTGTTGTAGACCAGCTGATGGTCTAATGCTAAAAGTAGGGCAATGCATCAATGACATCCCGTTAGACCAACGTCATCGCTACATGTGGGTAGTACCAGATGACATGAAAGACCATCCCATGTACAAGGAGAAAGACTGGGGTGCAAGGATGATACGTGAGTGCGAGGAGAAGAAGTGCTGCGAAGAGAACGACAAGAAGAAGCGTGAGAAGGACAAGGACAACAAGATAGACCAGCAAGACCGTACCATTCAAACCTTAGTAGACCATGTGGCGAAACTTACGGAGGCAGTGAACAAGCTGACCAAGGGCAAATAGTTGCCTAAAGACAAATGACATGTTAACTGTGATACAAAACTATAATGGCTGTAGTATACCTCATATCATCAACGAAAGGTTGTAAAACTTATGTGGGTAGTACTAAGAACTTACAAGAGCGAAAGCGTGGTCACATGAGTTGTAGGAATGCTTGTAACTCTTCTATACTAATACGAGAGTATGGTAAAGACAATCTTATCTTTACTGTATTAGAAACATGTACTGAAGAGACTCGGTACATATGCGAACAGTATTGGATAAACTTCATACCTAATACGGTAAACAAGCAACCAAAGTCTTCTAAACCATCATGGACTTCTGGCCGATTCATTGACTTCTTTGAAAACCACAAGGCACCTGCCTTGGTCTATTCTGGAGCTAATACAACTACGAGTCCCTGTATCGGGGAACACTCGTCTAACAACGGGACATCTACCGACCATTTCTAAAACTCAGAAAAAAAAATTGATTCAAAAAAAAGTTGTTATAGAAGATGCTTGTGAAAACAAGAAGAACCCGTTTACAACAGCACAAATGTCATATGGAGGCCAAAAACGCACTGTTATCTGCCCTTGTGGTTGGACTGCTAAGAGTGGGGTACGTGACGCCAATGCGGCTATGAAGTTACATAAGAAGGTCTGTGAACAGGCTCGTGAGGCAATGCCTACTAATGCTGCTCCTGCATTCAACCAAGTGGCCGATGTCAATGGATTCAATGGTATGGGTCACAGCCGTCGTGGTAACCCTGTACATCGTCCCCTGCGTCCATCTGTAATGATGGTGGATGGTGTCCCTACCGAGACTGACATGACTGTGAATGAGTTGGTGGAGATACAAGAGTTACTGCGTGAGATGGACAGTCTTGTTGCAGGTGAAGTGGTACATGCACCTACCACTATGAAACAGGCTATGGACTTGCTCAACCGAGTCAAGAAGGCTGAGACTAAGGTAAAGGCTGCTACTGAGTCAGATGCCGCTAAACCCTAATACAAACAACGACAAAACCAAAACAAAAACCAAAGAAACAAGGCCATAACAGATTCAGTCACTGAAGATGCTATGGCCAAGTTTTTTGTTACTCCGTCATAGAACCAATGGACAACCTACCTAACATCATCATGGAACCACACCATGTCCCTGTGATGTTAGCTAAGCTTGAAGATGTGCTGATTAAGAAGTTTATCCTCTGCATTACAAAAGACCTGAAGGATGAAGACCGAGCGCTGTTTCGCGACTACAAGATGGTAGAGTATGATGACCTCATTCACCGCAATGTACCTGTAGACCAAATCAAATTTGACTTCTTAGTCATTGACCTACGGGAGAAGGGAGACCGCTACTGCTTCATGAAGGAGGTGCAGCCCCGCCGTGACCTCTATCACATCATAGTGTACTGTCATGGCTTTGAGGCAGATGGCATTGACATACCACATGACAATGCTCTTAGCTCATTCCCTGTACGTCAGGCTAAACGTGAAGACTTTGAGATGCTCCTACTGATGAAGCGTATCAGTAAGCCCCGTTGGTGGGTGAGTCTCTTAGGCTGTGTCTTCTCTATGTATCAACGCTCACGGTGACTATGGACTTGTATAAGCGACATCATTAGTTGTGCTAATACAGGTATGAAGCTCTGTGACTGACCTACCTAATCTAATTTCTATTTATGATTTAGATGAGCGAGAAGAAGCCCCGAGGACGACCCCCTAAGAGTAAGACCATCTATGCTAAGCAAGAGTCAGTGGCTGAGCCTATCATAGAGTCAGTCACTGAAGAGAAGAAGCCAGTCAATGAGATTGTACAGCCACCACCATCAGAACCACCACAACCACCACCATCACCAGTAATGAAACCAGCCACTGAATCTATCAAGATACCTATCAAAGTACCTAAGAAGAAGGGCAAGAAAGACCAGTTGGAGGGTAAGAAGGTACTGACCATCATTGATGAGCCTGTGAGACTTTCAGTGCCTGAACCTGTGAAGCTTTCAGTGACTGAAAGTGTACCTGTAAAAGAGCCTAAAGAGCAAAAACCCGTCAAGACTCCTCGTACACCAAAGGAACCGAAGCCTCCTAAGCCTCCTAAGCCCCCTAAGCCTCCTAAGGAACCTAAGCCCCCTAAGCGTGATGAGGACTTGTATCGTATGGTCTACCAGTTACAGCAGTCAATGCAACAGAAGCCGTCAAAGAAGAAGGCAGTGCAGTATGAGTCCGAGGAGTCTGACTCCGAAACGGAGTCCGAAGAGTCTGATGAGGAAGAACCAGAAGAGCGCTATACCAAGAAGATTCAGAAGCGTCTTCAGACTGTTGACCACATTGAGAAACGTCTCCAACAAGCAAGACAACCACGGGGCAAGTATGACCATATATCAATCTTCTAAGATTTTTCTTGAAGCTCTATAGAAATGCCGAAACATGCTAAGAAGATGAATGCTATGGCTCGTGGAGCTGCTCGTGGGATGGCTCGTGGTGGAGTACAGGCCGCCTCTGTAGGAGGCGACATTGGCCGATGGATTGGTGATTGGTTGCAGGGCTGGTTAGGCTTCGCTAATGGTGGAGAAGTCAGCAAGGCTGACCTCCAAGAGATGGTTGCCGAGTTACCCGCTAAGGAACAGAATCAACTCATCAAAGAAGCTACGGCTGATTTGAAGAAGGCTGTTAAGGACGGAGAGGTAGAACTCCCCGCTGATGCTCCTGCTATGTCCGTTGGTGGGGACATCGGTGCATGGATTGGTGATTGGTTACAGAGCTGGTTAGGCTTCGCTAAGGGTGGTGCAGTCCGGCGTGTCCACTCAGTATTTCAATAAGCTGCTGTAACAGTAGAGGATGGCCTTTCAGAAATCCAAGAACATTAGACAGGTGTTATACGACATCTATGACTACAAGCAGTACCTGAAGACAGATTCAGATGCTGTATTGAAGGTCTTTCAGACACCTGAAGGACACTACTTACATGTAACACGTATAGAACAGACACCTGAGGAGGCTCAGCGGTCTGCTGCAGTACAAGGATTCTATCAATCATTAGAGGGACAAGATGGGTGAGGAGATTAGACGCTATACGTTTAACGTCAACTCAGACAAAAGGTCATCAGGAACAAACACTGACATGATGTTAACCATAAGAGACACCATATCATTGAAAGCGATTGATAGCGCATTCTATGTAGACGTACATGCAGTCAATGTACCCTTTAGCTTCTATCAGCTATCAACTGACATACAGACTCTGCAGTGTATCTTCACTGATGCATTCGGTACACCTAAGACGGCTAACATCATCATGACGGCTGGTAACTATACTACCATCTCTGTATTAGATGAACTATCCACACGGCTCATCGCCATGGCTCAGGTCTCGTCAGGTGCCTATGTGGGGTTTACTCCTGTCCTGGCGTTTACATACAGTACAACCACATCTAAAAGTACTTTAGTCATGACCAGTCCAGCCAATGCATCCATACAGATGAACTTCGCCTCCAACCTGAATCTGGGTACCTTCTTTGGCTTTGACACCAACAAGACCATCAGCTCTGCCTTGGCTGTGACCAGTACTAAGATTTGCGTGGCTAACCCTGTGAACTACTTACTGGTACGCTCTGGTAACTTACAACAGGCATGGAACAAGGAGTTTATCGTAGAGACTGACACATTCAGTGACATCCTCTACAGGATACCAGTAGGGACTGGTCAGAACACATGGTTGCAGCACCTATCTAACACAGACCCTGTAGAGATTAGTAACAACAACATCAACTCCATCAACATCTATCTGACGACTAACCTAACGTACTCACCGATAGACTTGCAGGGTATCACATGGGCTATCTCATTCAGCATCATAGAGAAGAAGAGACCTACCTTTGTATCGATAACTACCACCCTATTGGCTAACTTACCACCACCTCCAGCACCACAAGAGACATCGGCTGAGGAGATTGCTAAGTTAGAGGCAGAGTACCAGAAGAACCTTGACCGTCTTGAGAAGTACAAGAAGCGACTGGAGGCAAAGTCAGTGACTGAAACTGAGAGACCACAGTAGAGATGTACGACATCACACCCTATACCAAGGCTAAGGCTAAGGCTATGGGACTGCAAGTAAGACCAAGTACACGTAAGGGTAAGAAGATAGACGTGTATCGTGATGGGGACTACATAGATAGTATAGGCCAACTGGGCGCAATGGACTATCCTTACTACATCAAGGAGAAGGGCAAGGCCTATGCTGATGAGCGTAGACGGCTATACCATGCAAGACACATAGGAAACACACAGGGAGAACGACTGGCTAAGGGTCTTCTTTGGTAAATCGTGTGTGCTGGACGACCAAAACACACACACTTTCAGCCACTGACTATGCTTTTTATGGATATAATCTCAGATTATATGCCGAATGGATACTTTATAACATTAAAACAGCATAAAACCCGGGTTTTATGCTGTTTTAAACTACCTTGAACGCAATCTATAAGATTATTTCTAAGAAAAGCATACTTTCAGTCACTGAAGCGGTTGTAATCTTAGATTTATGCTCCTTTCGGCATAAAAATCTGGACAGCGTATAGAATGAACCGCAACGAAGTCCTACGTCACATCCTTACGAAGAAGGCTGATATCGCAGATAGCTCTGCACGGGTCTATACGACTAACTTGATGAACGTCATGAAGCACTTTAGCTGGGATAACTTGAAGCACTTTAACACTAAGTACAAGGATGTACTGGCATACATTGCAACACTTACACCACAGAAGGGTAAAGGAATCCTTAGTAGTGTGTTAGCAGTGGCAAGTACCAAGAAAGCAGTGGAAGCATATAAGAAAGTAATGGGAGAGATGGCAGACAAGGTAAGAGAAGCAGACCAGACACAAGAGAAGTCAGACAAGCAAGAAGAGAACTGGTGTACATGGGATGATGTGATGGTACGTTACAAGGAGATAGAGGAGGATGCCTTACCGCTGTTTAAGAAGACCAGCTGGACTCCAGCACAGATGAAGGTCATGCAACACTATGTAGTGCTATCATGTTACTGCCTCATACCTCCGAGACGCATTGCTGACTACACTAACTTCAAGGTGAAGAACATTGACCCTAAGGAAGACAACTACTATGATGAAGAGAAGCGACAGCTGGTCTTTAACCATTACAAGACGGCAAAAGCGTATGGGACGCAGATGGTAGACTGCCCTCCAGGGCTACAGGAAGTCTTTGCACTCTGGTTCCCTGTAGCTAAGAAGTACAGCGACTACTTGCTATTCAACAGCTATGGTGATAGCCTAACACAGCCACGGCTCACTAAGATGCTCAATGCCATCTTTGACAAGAACATCAGTGCGTCCATGTTACGTCACATCTACATCAGTGACAACGTATTGAAGGATGTCCCTAAGATGCAAGAGTTAGACAAGATAGCCCATGACATGGGGCATAGTCGTGAAGAACAGATGCTCTACAAGAAGTACTAAGCGTCAATGCCCAGTGTTGATGCTGCTGCTGCTGCTTTCTTCTTAGTAACCTTCTGCAATGGTAATATCTTTAATGGTGCTGTTGCTCGTGGTGGTGTTGGTAAGCGTGAGCGTGGTGGTGTTGGTAAGCGTGAGCGTGGTGATGTTGGTACCGCTGGTGATGATTGACGTGGTACTGCATTCGCTACCAGTAACTGTGACGCATCCGCTTGTGGTGGCTCTAAGCGCTGGGCTATCATAGGAGAGGGTGCTTTTGATGGTGCAGGTGATGCTGATGTAGCCATTGCAGCCTCAGTTACAGCTGGTAATGATGGACGTAGAGGTTGTGCTGAGAATGCACGTGCACGTGCAAACTGTACGTTTGCAATCTGCTGTGCCATTGATTGAGGTGAGAACATAGGCAATGGAGTAGCAGCACGTGACTCTACAAGCCCTGGTACTGGTCGTGATGCAGCTGCACGTAGAACATTACCTTTGGCTGGTACAATGTCATAAGGATTCGTCTCTACAGGCACGATGTCCCTACGCATAGCAGGAGGCTGACCAGATACCTGAGGCACTGGTGGAGGAAACGCAATGTCCCGTAGAGACGGCATATCCTTCAGAGGTGTGGATGCATACGTTACATTGGAACCAAGTAGGCGGTACTGGTTATCAAAGGCAGACGCCTCAATGGGTCGTTTACCTAATGGGCGAATGAGGTCAGGTGCTTGTCTCTTGTCCTTGTTAGACTCGGACTTAGCATCACTTTTGCTCTTGATTGCATTGAGTACGTTAGAGATGTTGATGTTGATGCCTCCCGTAGGCTGTCTTCGCTCAGTAGCTGCACGTCGTGCCTTCTTAGCTGCTTTCTTAGCAGCCTTCGCTTGTGGCTTCTGCTTCTTCATCTGCAACGACTTCTTGGGCATTTACTATGGGGAGATAAAAAACCTACGTATAGTAAATGGCTGAAGTCCACATCAAACATAGTAAGCTTACGGAACAGCTCAAGGCACATGACAAGCAGATTATCCAATCTGATGGTGTGCTACCGTTAGGCAGTCGCATCCTCTTCTTCATTAGTCCCAAGGGTGGAGGTAAGACGTCTCTATACCTCTCGTTGTTGACGGCAAAAGAGTCGCCCTATTACAAGTACTTTGACAACATCTTCATGGTGAATCCATCAGGTAGACACGACAAGAAGATAGCTGACTTCTATGAGGAGTTGGATGAGGATGGTAAGTTTTATGACCAGTTGTCCGAGGCATGTGCAACAGACATTCGCCTGAAGTTACAGGCAATCAGTGATGGATGGAAGAAGAAACGACCTGTACAGAACCTCATCATCATTGATGATAGCTCTGGTGACTTCCCCTCGGGACGCAAGAAGTCTGCTATTACACAGCTGTTTACGAACAGCAGACATCTTGGGACAAGTATCTGGCTAATCAGTCACAAGTACAACAACATACCAACCATATGGCGTAACCAGGCAGATGGTCTGTTTCTCTTCAAGACTAACAGCAAGTTAGAGGTAGAGACGCTAAAGAAGGATTTGAATGTTGATGAGGACTTCTTAGAGGCTTGTCTGAAGGATGCAACGTCTAAGCCTTATGGATTCTTGTTTGTTAACATGTCTAATGGGTCTCCACGACTGTTTAGGAAGTTTGACGAGTATGTACTTAGCGACGAGTAGTCTCCGTTTTGAGCGTTTTTTGAGCATAGACCAAAGGTAGTACCCTTGGTCTATTCTGAAGTTAATACAACTACGAGTACTGAGTTTTCAATTGTCCCGTGTTATCCCATTACCGAACGAGGTCGCATTGGCCATCGGCGCCGATGAGCAGCTGGTAGTCTGAGATGTACGTGATGTAGTTGGTGAAGTTACCACTGTTTTGCGTGATTTGCAATCCAACCACTGACACAGGGGAGCCTTGGAAGGCCAAACCCTCGCTGATGCGGGTGGATGAGACACCAGCCAAGAAGGTATCCGTGAGGTAAGTTGCCTTAGTGGAGTTGTCCGTGACACTGGAGTCAAACATGCGCGAGAAGACCTTATTCATCTCCAAGAAGACAACAGCGGGGGCGTTGACTGCATCCAAGATGTTAGCATTGACAAGGCGACCATCCAATGTGAGCTGGAAGTTGGACAAACCAGCACGGAGAGACAAGCCCTGGTTAGCAGCCGTTGTAGCATCAGCAGTTGCGATACTGGACATCACACATCCACGCAATGAGGACACGTTTAGACCAGTGTTGATGGTAGCCTGACCGTTAGCTGAGACTTGAGCAACTGATTGGTAGTTGGTGAAGCCGTAGCAGTACTTAGCACCACTTTGAGCCATATCTTGCTTCATCTTAGCGATGAAGTCACCCTCTACAGCCACACGGTCATAGACAAAGGCGATTTCACTGATGGCAATAGCCAATGAACCACCACCACCAAGGACGTACTTGTATGCCTGAGGCAAGGTCTGTGCCCAGTTGCAGTTGATTTGCAACACGCCATTCACTGCCCATGCGGGGAATGCTTGTTGAGAGCCGAGCATACCCAACAGAGGTAAGCAGTACGTCTCAGACTGAGACCCGACCGCAACCGTACCAATGTCAGTAGCACCATTCATCAAAATGGAACCATCAGCTGACAACCACTCACGTGAAGACGAGTGATTCAACAACTGGTCAGCCGTATAGGCGAAGTTTTGGATGTTGTCTACCAACGTGGAGTTGATGCTGGTCTGGTAGCTTGAAATCAAGGCAAAGGCCGATTTTGATGCACCCTTGAAGGCAACAGCCGTAGTGTCAGCTACAGCAGAAGTGTAGGTGACTCTGAAGCGGAGGTAAGGGTTAACAATGTAGGCGGCCTGACCCAAGGGGACTTGAATGGTCGTCGTAGTACCGAGGGAGGCGTTACCACTGGTAGCAGGGACATTCACCGTCTGCAAGGTGCAGTTGATGGGACGAGGAGCCAGATTGGACTTGAAGGAGGAGGGGACAGCGTCCATTTGGAACGGGAGGACATACTGGGGGTTGGAGCCTGTTGCGATGTATGAGGACATGTTTGAATAGCCATAACATTTTAATTTTAGAGCTATGCAGTGTTTCTATCCACGTTGAAACTTCTTCTTGCGCTTCTCGGACTTAGGTTGATGAAAGACCGACTCCTCGGTCGGACGGCCAGGGGTCGGTTGGAGAGGATGGAGGGGTTGAGGAGCGGGAACCGTAGGCTTTGCGTCCAGCTGTACATGATTGACACCACCAGTAGCTAAGCTACGTGCATTGGCTTGTTTACGGTACATTTACCTATAGAGTAGCTTATTTCTTGACGACTTCTAATGAGATAAGGAGGTACTGCATACCAACAGGCTCTGTACCCGTAGTCTTATCAATCACGTTGATGAGTACTTTGCCATTGAAGTCACAGTTAGGGATGCTAATCATACGTCCTGAGTCTGAACCACTGGCTATGTTGGTATGTGCTTGATTGATGAACATGAGGTAAGGCGAGGAAGAGTTGACGACCCGTAAGATGTCAGACTGAATCTCCATTGGACGAGCCAATACAGGTGCATCATGATACTGTATACCAACGAGACTAACGTCATAAGTACCATACAACGGGACATTGATGTAGGTGTTGTTGAGAGCCTGTGATACGTAGATTTGGACTAACACCATTTACCTATGCGCTACATTAAAAGTACTTGTCCTTTGGCAGCGGTAGGGTAACACCGTGGCTCTTTAGGAATGCCTTGAATGGCTTAGCATACTTTGCTGGTACAATGGCCTCTTCAGGCATCACAATGACTGGTGCCAACTTAGACTGGTCAGTTATCATTGGCTGTCGCACTTTGCCGTAGATTCGCTCGTACTCATGAAACAGTTGTATCACTGGTTTCGGTACTACAATGGAGCCAATCTCCAACAACACTGGCTTGTTATCATGTGTAAGGCTATTCTTGAAGGGATGGTACTCGCCCTCCTTCCACTTGATAACACCTCCTGCCGTTAGGTTTTCTTGCTTGTCATGCAGGAACGGTATCACACGACCGAATGGCTCCACCCATCCACCCTTGCTGAATCCCCAGAAGTTATAGACTTTCATCGGGTCTGTCTCAAAGTACAGCTCTTCTTCAGGCTCTGAGAACAAACTCTTATAGACTTTGCGTTTACCCCATGAGGAACCGCCAAACTTGCCCATCTACTTAGTAGTATGATACGGTGGTTAGCTTCTTCTGCTCCGTGGCCTATAGCGACAATAGCTTCTTACTGGTCTCCTAATCAAATGACAGCTCAAACTGTCCCTTTACAAACTGAAACGTTGGCTTCTTCTTCAGAGGCCTGTGTACCTGCCGCTTTGGAGACTGAGGCTCCACAAACGTCCATGGTTTTGCATCAGGAGGAATCTCCCATTGTGACGGAACAGCTTTTGCCTCCTTCTCCACCTTTGGAGCCTTCTCAGCCTTCTCAGCCTTCGGGGGCTTGGAAGAAGAAGCGGAGGCATTGACAGTTTCAGTGACTGACATCATCTTCTCAATCAGCACAGCCTTACGATTGTACTTCTGTCGATTGGCTTGGTAGTACTTCTTGTTGTACTCCCGTTGGTACTTCAGTCGCTCTTCACGGTTAGCATTGTGCCATGCCATCTGGTACTCATTGAGCCTCTCACGATTGGCTTGGTAGTACTTCTTGTGCC